GCTTCAAGCCGACAGACCGCATTGAAGTGAGCGCGGAAGTGAAGCGCACACCGAAGGAGATTGAAGCGGAGATCCGCCAGCGCATGGGCGATGAAATCGCAAGTCGCTTGTTGGGCGTGAAGCTCAAGGCGGAAGAGACAGAAGCGCCACCAAAAGCTTCAAGTGCCAAGGTGGTAGACGCAGAAGACGCAGACTGGGAGCGTGTAGATGGCTGAATACCGCGGCAGGAAAGTGACGCTGAACAAGCCCAGGCGCACACCTGGGAAGCGCAAGAAGTTTGAAGTGTTCGTCAAGAACGATGCTGGCCGCGTAGTGCGCGTAGCGTTTGGCGACCCTAAACTCAGCATCAAGAAAGACCAGCCAGCGCGGAAGAAGTCGTACTGCGCCCGTTCTGGCGGCATCAAGGGCAAGACAGACCGCACCAGCGCGAACTACTGGTCACGCAAGATGTGGAACTGTTGATGATGACAACGATTTTGGAAGTGTCACGGGAAGCTGATTTGGCGAGTAAACTTTCTGAGGATACGCCCGACGCTATCGGGTTCGCCACACCATGTTGGTGCCACACTCCACGCAGAGCGAAGGAGTCAGTGACTCAAAGCTATGATGCGACCGCCTACTGTAAGGGAAGACGTAGGCACTACGCAGACGCTGCACTTCCAAACCTTTTTCGGGCTTGAGCGATGAACGTAGACTTGAGCCCATTGGAGATTGATTTTTTGTTGCGTGAGTTGCAGGCGAACCAAGGCATGATTGCGCCATCAGCGAGCATACCAGCCTGGTACCGCCATTCGATTCAGGAGACGCTTCGTGATGCGTTGCTGGCAGACCGCAAGCGGCGTATAGAGTTGCAGGATCAGAAGATCAAGGAACTGATGGAAGAAGAAGCGCGACAGAACCAGGAGCGGTTGAAACAGCAGCTAGAGATACCATGAGCGACAACAAGCCGAACAACCCGTCTTTGTGGTCGAAAGCCAAGGCCGAAGCGAAGCGCAAGTACAAGGTCTACCCGTCCGCATATGCGAACTCTTATGCCGCAAAGCGCTACAAGGAGATGGGTGGCACCTGGTCGAAGAAGAAAAAGAAAGCCAAATGAAGGGCGGTCTCGACACCTGGCACAAGCAGAAGTGGGTAGACATCAGCCGCAAGCGCAAGGACGGCTCACACCCGCCCTGTGGACGGAAGAAGGCGAGCAAGTCGAGCAAGGGCTATCCGAAGTGTGTACCGGCGGCGAAGGCGGCGAAGATGAGTGATTCCCAGAAGGCTTCAGCGGTACGTCGCAAGCGTGCGAAGGCGCAGGGCGTAGGTGGCAAGCCGACAAACGTTTCTACGAAACCCAAACGCAAAAGGAAGTGATGCCAGGAACGATGAAGAAACCATTTAAGCCTTGTGCCAAGTGTCCTTCACCGGCGAAGTGTAAATCCGCAGGGCGTTGTCTGAAGCTGTATGCCAAGAAGGGCAGTTACGGTCCTACGAAGAAGAAGAAGTGACACGCCAAGCTGCGGACCAATGGGCGGAAGAGCAGTACCTAGACGGGCTGGACGAAGTCCTGAAGCTGCGCGACCAGTACGAAGAGCTGCGCCGCACCAATGCGATGGATTTTTATGAGCCCTATCCGTATCAGTTGACCTTCCATGAAGCTAGGGACGATGCAGGTCAGCGAGCCCGACAGCGTTGCTTGATGGCCGGTAATAAGGTCGGCAAGACCTTTAGCGGTGCGATGGAGTTGGCGTATCACCTGACCGGAAAGTATCCAGACTGGTGGACAGGTCACAGGTTTGACAGAGCAATCAATGCTTGGGCGGCAGGCAAGAGCCACTACGCCACCCGCGACATTGTTCAGTCGGAGTTGATTGGCGAGCCTGGAGATCCTGAGAGTTTTGGCACCGGCGCGATACCAAAGGACTTGATCGTCAAGACTGAGCGCAATCCAGGTGTCCCGAACGCCTTGGGCTTTGTCCTGGTCAAGCACGTTAGTGGCCGCAACAGTCGTTTGCAGTTCAAGAGCTATGATGCAGGCCCAGCGAGTTGGATGGGTGTGGCCGTCGATTACGTCTGGTTGGATGAAGAACCACCGCAAGAAATCTACAGCCAGGCTCTAAGAGCCACCCTGAAGTCTGGTGGTCCGGTATCGCTGACGTTTACACCGGAAGCGGGTGTGACGGGCGTGGTCGCGATGTTCATGAATGAGCGCAAGGGCGGTCAGGCGTTAGTGCAGGCCACCTGGGACGATGCACCGCACCTATCCATCGAAGTACGCGAAGAGATTTTAGCAGCGCTACCACCGCACGAACGTTTGATGCGTTCGAAGGGCATACCGACCTTGGGTTCTGGGCAGGTCTTTCCGGTACCAGAAGACCAGATCATGGTTTCCGCGTTTCCGATTCCAGAGCATTTCAGCCGCATCGCTGGTATTGATTTTGGGTTTGACCACCCGACAGCCGTAGTCTGGCTGGCGCATGACAGAGACACTGATGTGGTGTACTTGTATGACGCGTATCGGGAAAAGGGCAGTGGCATGCTCCAGCACGCTGAAGCCATCAAGCACCGTGGCGGCTTCATACCCGTCGCCTGGCCGCATGACGGCTCGATCCATGACAAGGGCTCTGGTGAAGCGCTAGCCACGCAGTACCGGCGGTCGGGTGTAAACTTTCTAGGTAGCCACTTCACCAATCCTGAAGGCGGCATTGCGGTAGAGCCTGGACTGATGGCGTTGCTGACTAGGATGCAGACAGGGCGCTTCAAGGTGTTCAACCACCTAGATCAGTGGTTTCAAGAGTTTCGGATGTACCACCGGCGCGATGGCAAGGTGGTCCGCAAGCACGATGACTTGATGAGTGCAACCAGGTACGCCTGTCAGAGTCTCAGATACGCCACGACGGCGAACTTCCAGCCGCGCCCTAGTGTAGCGGTAGGCAGCCTAAGTGACGGCACCTTTGATCCATTTCAGTTTTGGATGAAACACCAGACCAGTGAGACTTATGGCCCGCTCAATTGATTTCAATCCGCGAACCCGCATACGAGAGCGTCAGGGCGAGTACGAACAGCAGCGCACCGTGGGTATGGACGCTCAGACCACCTATGAATCTTTGTACCCACAGTATTCGTCAGCCTTTCAGGAAGCCGTAGCGTACCAGGACGTGGTTCAGGCGGCTTACGACACCTTTCAGGCGAACAAGACGCAGGCGAACCTGGATGCCTACGATGCAACCAGAGCGCAGTACCAGCAGTTGCAGGCGACCTATCAAGGCTATGAGCCGCAGCTCCAACAGTTGCAGGCGACGATGCAGAGCGCATCCAGCAGGATTCAGGAGATCGAAGGCGAGTTGCCGAACCTTCAGCGTTCTTTGGCGATTGACCAGGAACAACAGAAGCGTCAGGTCTTGGAGCGTCGTGGTGGCAGTATCTTAACCCGTGGCTTCAGGAGAGCAGGAAGCGCTAGGTGATTACACGCTGCACCTTGGATGACGTAGAGCCCTTGATGGAAGACCTGCGCTTGATGTACACGGAGATGGCACCCTTTGGTGGGCTCGACGAAGAAAAGTGCGTAGCGTTCCTGTCCGACTCTATCCAGCATCATGTCGTGCTGAAGCGGACTAACGAAGGCGAGATGCTGGGCCACATGGGCCTGCGAGTCGAAAGTCACTGGTACACGAAAGATTTAGCGCTCTACGAGTACTATTGCTACGTCAAACCGGAACACCGGAAGACCCGTACCGCGTTTGAGTTGTACAAGGTAGCGAAGGGCGTGGCGGCGGAAACGAAGTTGCCTTTCTTTTATGGCACCTTCCGCAAGACCGAAGCGGACTTTGAGCGCGTACACAAATTCTTACAGCGTCAGGGCGGCAAACAAATCGGCTCACAATTCTTTATAGGAGCAACGTAATGGCAGGTAAAACCTCACCTGGTTTCAAAATAACAGGGTTAGACAAAATAGCAGACCCGAATCCAGTACCAGAAAACGCACCCAAACAAACAAGCCCTTTACTTTCAGAATCGGATGTCATCAAAGCCGCAATGTCCGGCAAGGCTCAAATCATTGGTGGGGAAGATCATGGTTTCGTAGATGCGGCAACCAGGCCGAAATCTTCTGGCGGTAGTAGCATACTAGGTGGCGTTGACAATTTCGTCAGCAACGTAGGTGGTCAAGTTACGGAAGCGGTGAAGCCGGTAGCCGACAAACTCACACCGAACCTGGACCAAGACCTAGTAGCGCCGGTTGTGACGGATACAGTCAACAATGTAGTAGACCAAGTGGAAGGCATCAATGTCCCGACACCGAATCTCGACCAGGACTTAACGAAGGTCAACACACAGACGGTTCAGAATGCTTTGGTCGATGCAGGATCAGCGATTCAGGAGCAGGTAGTCCAATCGGGTGCAGTGGCACAGCAGGCAGCGATTGACGCAGCGAGTGCGGCACAGACGAACGCGATCAATACCGGCACCATTCTGTCAGGCGGTCAGAGCAACCCGACCTTGGAAGCCGCAGCCGACACGGTAACGAACAACACAGAATCTCTGGTAGCCGAAGCGACAAAGTATATTGAAAACAAGGTGGTGCCCGATGTGCGGAATGTCTTTAAAGACTTTGAAAGCCTGACACCACGCATTGAGCAGACAGGCATGATGTTGAACCCTGGGACAGTTCAGGGCACTGAAGGCGCAGGCAATCCGCAACTAAGCGCAGACACGCCGAACCTCGGCGACGATCAGGTTTTTGGTGACCTAGAAAAAGCCACAGGCAAGGACAGCAAGCTCACCGAAGAAGAACGCCTGCGCCGCATACGACGGCTGCTACTCAACCGCTATGGGCGTGAAAACACGATCCTGACCACTGGCCCTGGTGACACCAGAAGCCGCAGACGGTACGCGATATGAGTGATGCAGCAACGCTAGTCCAAGAGTACGAGTCGCTGAAGAGTGAGCGCGGCAACTGGGAAAACATGTGGCAGGACATTGCCGAGCTGATGATTCCCAGGCGTGCAGACTTCACTAATCGCTACCGCGCACCTGGGGAGCAGCGCCGTGACCGGATCTACGAAAGCACAGCGGTACGCGCTCTGGTTCGTGGCGCTTCTGGTCTACACAACACGCTGACTTCTAGCACCGTGCCTTGGTTCGCCTTGGAAACAGAAGACCGCGATCTGATGAAAAACCGACAGGTGCAGCTCTGGCTGGAAGATGCGACCAGGCGCTGCAACAGCGTCTTCAACGCGCCCAGGTCAATGTTTCACCAGTCGGCACATGAGTACTACCTAGACCTGCTAGCTTTCGGTACGGGCTGTATGTACGTCACCCAAGAGCCGATGATGGGTCCGGTCTTCAAGAGCTACTTCCTGGGCCACACATACATCGCCGAAGGCAAGACCGGCATGATTGACAGCGTGTACCGACGCTTTGATGACACCGCCAGGAGCCTATACCGCCAGTTTGGCAACAAGCTCCCCGATGAGATCGTGAAGGCTGCCGACAAGGAACCGTTCCAGCGCTTTGAGCTATTGCACATCGTGCGACCACGCAGCAACGCACCTGGAAAGACTGCGAAGCAGAAGCCCTTCTTAAGCGTCTACGTCCATCCTGAGTCGCGTAAGGTCGTGCAGGAAGGTGGCTTCGATGAGATGCCGTACATTGTCAGCCGCTGGCAGAAAAATTCGATGGAAGTCTACGGGCGCGGTCCAGGCGTGGAAGCGCTGCCAGATGTGCGGATGATTAACGAGATGGAGCGTGTCGGTTTGATCGCCCTACAGAAGATCGTAGATCCACCGCTGCTAGTACCCGATGACGGCTTTCTATCGCCGATCCGCACCACACCTGGTGGCCTGAACTACTACCGCGCAGGCTTGGGACCGGCTGACCGGATTGCACCTTTGCAGACTGGCGGGCGAGTTGATTTAAACGAAGCGAAGATCAACCAAGTCCGTGCAGCGATAGACCGCACCTTCTTCCTAGACCTGTTGGAACTGCCAGGCCCAACCGCAGCGGATGGTGACGTATTGCGTTTCAGCGCAACAGAGATTGCCGCTAGACAGCGTGACCGTTTAAACATTCTAGGGCCGATTGTTGCGAGACAGGAAGCGGAGTTCTTAGGCCCGCTGGTAATCCGCACACTGAGCGTGATGCTACGTTCACAGATGCTACCACCACCGCCACAGGTGCTGCTTGATGCCGACTTCAAGGTAGCGTATTCGAATCCGGTAGCGATTGCCCAGCGCTCTGGTGAGCTGGCTTCGATCAGTCAGTTAATTCAGTTCCTGGTGCCGTTTGCCCAACTAGACCCAACCGTGATTCAACGTTTTCAGACAGGGCGTGTCGCGGAGCTTGCTGCCGAAATATTGAAGGTGTCGCCAAGCGTGTTCAAGAGTACTGAAGAACTGGAAGCGGAACAGCGTGCGGTTGAAGAACAGCAAGCCCAGCAACAGCAGTTGGCACAGGCTGGTGCAATTGCGCAACAGCAGAACTTGATCAGCATGAGCCGCAGAAACGAAAGCGTCGCAACTCTTAACGAAGCTAGGGCACAGAGCGCATGAGACTAAGCGAAAAAGAAAAGAAACGGTTGGCGGACTACCGCACCATCTTTGAAGGTCCACAAGGTCAGCGTGTGCTGGCAGACCTTTGCCACCGGCATGGTATTTTCGATCCATGCCACGTTCCAGGTGACCCATATAGCACGGCGTATAACGATGGACGGCGTTCTGTTGTTGTTGATTTGCTCCGTTACTTGGGTACTGACCTTGAGCGGCTTGATAACCTTTTAGAACATCCGTATGGAAGCTACGACCCAAGAAGCACCGCAGACGACAGAGTCGCTGCCATCTGAAGCGCCCGCACCGAGTCAGACCGGCCTGACACCGGAAGGCGCTGCCATCAACAGCCTGGCCTTTGATCCGCGAAGTCTGCCTGACGAACTAGCCAACGAACCAAGCCTACGCAGCTTTGATGACGTTTCGAAGCTAGCCAAGAGTTACGTTCACCTGGTCAAGCGTATGGGCGCACCACCGGAGCAAATTGTACGGCTACCGTCTGCGCCCGATGATGCAGGCTGGCAGGAAGTCTACGAGCGCATGGGCCGCCCGAATGACCCAGCCGGTTATGAGATCAACGCGCAGGATGAAACCACCAGCCAGTACTTGCAGCAGGCGCATAAAGCTGGACTATCGAAAGCACAGGCCCGCCAGCTCTACGACTGGTACAACAGCAACGCGCAGTTGTCGGAAACGGCAGCCAAAGATCAGTTCGAACTGCAACAACAGAACTTTGTGCATGAGTTGAAGCAGGACTGGGGACGCGATTATGAAGGTAATGTAGACGTAGCCCGCCGTGCGTTCCTACAGCTAGCAGATGCAGAGACACTGAAACTTGTTGAAGAGACTGGCTTGGGCAACCACCCTGGCTTGGTCAAGATGATGAACAAAGTCGGCCAGTTGATGCAGGAAGACGGCTTACTTCAGAACGATGTCGGTACTTCGATGAATGGCGGCAAGGCCGATATTGAAAGCCGCCTGAGCGAGTTGATGGCACCTGACGGACCCTACTGGGACGGCATGCACCGTGACCATGACCGCTATGTCGCAGAAGCCTTGAAGCTGCGCGAGTTATTGACATGACCGCACAGGAAGTACGCGAACTGCGCATGGAAGTATTGCGGTTAGCGGTAGAAAACGGCACGCAGGCAGACATTGTCGATCCGATACGACTTGCAAACAGCTATTGGAACTTTGTATGCCAAGATGAAGGTTTTAAACTAGAACCACCGAAATCACCGCCTAGCCGACGTAAGCGCTAGGCACTATCCGCCATGCGGGCTGCGGTTCGGACAATCTGTCTAGACCCGTATTTTCGCACCCTACCTAGAGCCTTCCTAGCGAAGACAACTCTGAATTTGAGCATGGCCGCTTAAATTTGGAGCGACTAATGTCTTCGCAGATCACAACTGCTTTTGTACAGCAGTATTCAGCGAACCTACAGCATCTCAGCCAGCAGAAAGGCTCACGCCTTCGCGGTGCTGTGCGTGTTGAAGCGGTTCGCGGCAAACAAGCCTTCTTTGACCAGATCGGGTCACAGTCCGCATCAGTAAGAACCACCAGAGCTGCAGATACTCTGCTCAATGATACACCACACGCCAGACGTATGGTGACCTTGGCAGACTACGAAGTAGCCGACCTTATCGACGATCAAGACAAGTTACGGATGATCGTTGACCCAACTTCTTCCTACGCACAGGCCCAGGCATTCGCCATTGGCCGCAGCATGGACGATGTCATCATCACCGCTGCCACGGGTGACGCCAAGACTGGCGAAACCGGCGGAACCACCACCGCGCTACCGGCTGGACAGAAGGTCAGCGTGTCAGAAGGTGCCGCAGCTAGTGCAGGCTTGAATATCGGCAAGCTGCGCGAAACGAAGTACATCTTGGATAACAACGATGTAGACCCAAGCATTCCACGCTTCTTCGTTTGTGGCCCGAAGCAGATTCAAGATCTACTGGAAGACACCAACATCACCAGTAGCGATTACAACACCGTCAAGGCGTTAGTCCAAGGCGAGATCAATGCGTTCATGGGCTTCCAATTCATCACCAGCACCCGCCTGGCACACAACACCGGCACTGATGTGCGTACCTGTTTCGCCTATGCGGCAGACGGCATCACGCTGGCCGTAGCCAAGGACTTGACCGTGCGCATCGATGAGCGGCCTGACAAGGGTTACGCCGTTCAAGTGTATGCCTGCATGAGTATCGGCAGCACTAGAATGGAAGAAGAAAAGGTCGTTGAAATTCCATGTGACGAATCGCCATAACAGGAGCTAACTAATGGCAAATAACAACACCACCAAAATCACGAACATCACGGCTGATCCGTCGGTGAACGTGAACGCATCAGAAGCCCACGGGCGGATGCGAGTCTGGTATGACAGTTTTGAAGCCAGTTCTACGGCTTCTGCGGACACGATTACGTTTGCGCGAATGCCCAAAGGCGCAACCATTTGGCAAGTCCGCGTGGTTGCGGATGCGCTGGGTAGTAGCGTGACCATCAAGGTAGGCGATGCTGATGACGATGACCGTTTCATTACGGCCACTACGATGAACACCGCCAACCTGGTGACGGAAACCAATGCCATCGCAGGCGTTGGCTACAACTACACGGCCCAGACCGATCTCATCGCTACCGTTGGTGGCGCTGCAGCGACTGGGACGATTAAGTTCATGGTCTTCTATACCTTGGGAGACTAATGACCAGCGTCGTTCAGATATGCAACATCGCCCTGAGTAACTTGGGCGAAGCCAAAATCGCAGCCCTGACCGACGAAAACGAGCGGGCACGGCAGTGTAATCTTCGTTATGAAGACTGCCGTGATGCCGTGCTTCGTTCACATCCTTGGAATGCAGCGGTGACCCGTGCGGCGTTGGCTGCCAGTGTGACCGCTCCCGCCTGGGGCTACGCCAAGAAGTTTGCCCTTCCCGCTGATTGCTTGCGCGTCTTGGACATCGAAGACTTTTACCAGGACTACAAACTGGAAGGCCGATTCGTGTTCACCGACGCGACAGCAGTCAACCTGCTCTACATCGCCAAAGTCACGGATCCAACCCAGTTTGACAGCCTATTGCTGCACGCTGTAGCGATGAAGCTGGCATCTGAGATTGCAGAAGCACTGACAGGACGTGCGGAGCTGCGTGACCGAATGTTGTCAAAGTACCTACAGATTCTAGCGGAAGCGCGTGGTGTGGACAGCCAAGAGCGTTCACAGGCAGGCGAGTTCTTAGCAGACGGCTTTATCAACGCAAGGCTTGTAGGTTCAACCTATAGGCGTGCAGTACCGGCTAGCTGATGCGAATTCAGGCACTTCAATCCAGCTTTGCCGATGGGCAGATCAGCCCACGCATGCAAGGTATGGTTGAATTAGAGTCGTACAAGTCCAGCTTGGCCACGCTAGAAAATATGGTGGTGCTGCCACAGGGCAGCTTGACCCGCAGGCCAGGCACCTTCTTCGCGGCAACAACAAAAGCCAACGGACAAGCCCGACTGATACCGTTTAGTCGCGGTCAGGGCACAAGCCTGGTGTTGGAGTTTGGCAACCTATATATAAGGTTCTTCGCCAACGATGGCCCAGTCAGGACCGATAACGTTTCAGGCACCTACAGCCAGACCACGACCACCGTCACGGTAACGAAGTCTACACACGGCTACAGCGTAAGCGATGAAGTCTACCTGGATTTTACCAGCGGCAATGGCGTTGACGGTTTCTACACGATTGCCACCGTGGCAGATCCAAACACCTTCACGGTTACCAGCACCACATCACAGACTACCAGCGGCAACGTCAACATCAGCCAGCGCTACGAAGTCACCACGGCGTATACCGCAGCACAGGTTGATGATCTCGCCTTCACACAGTCTGCTGATGTTCTGTTCCTAGCCCATCCAGATCACCCGCCCGCTCGCTTTGAGCGATTTGCGACGAATCTTTGGACACTGACAAATCTATTGCCGTCGGTCATCAGTGGCAGCTACAACAGTCCTACGGTCACGTTTACCGATGGACCGTTCCAAGCGACGAACACCACGACCACGACGATGACGGTAGCGCTGGCTACTGGTGGTGGCGGTGCTACTTGGACAACCGCTTTTAGCAACGGCTCACTGAGCCTAGAAGAAGTCGGCACGGTATCACCGAGCAATGTGGACGTAGACACCAACGCCTTCACCCTAGCGAATCATCCGCTGGTGAATGGCATGAAGGTTCAGTTTACCGGTGGCTCTGGCATCACCAAAGCGCCGGTTACCGGCACCTACAGCCAAAGCGGAACAACCGTTACCGTCACGGAAACAGGGCACAGTAGAAGCGTCAGTGATGAAGTGTACCTAGACTTTACCAGTGGAGCAGGCGTAGACGGCTTTCATACAATCACAGCTACGACCACAAACACCTTTGACGTCACCAGCGGTACCAGCCAGACCATCACCGGCCCAGAAAACGTAACGATCTCTACCCGCCTAGCGACAGCCACCGACTACTTCGTGGTTTCTGCGACACAGAACACTTTCAAGGTAGCGACCACTGAAGGCGGCACACCGATAGATTTAGCGCAAGCACCGACCACCGAAGACATGACCTGGAGCAAGAGCTTCGTAGACAAGGACGTGTACATCCGCGTCACCGCGAGTTCCACCACCGGCGTCAATGATGGTGACGGCTTCAAAGACAGCGACATCGGCCGCTACATCCGCATTAATAGCGAAATCGCACCGCAAATCAAATGGGGCTACGGCGAGATTCTGGAGCGTCTAGGCGGCACATCAACCACCGTAGTCCTGATCAAGCTGGTCAAAGCCATTGCTGGCGTAGGCGCAACCACCGAATGGCAACTAGGCAGTTTCAGCGAAACCACCGGCTACCCGCGCACCGTACAGATTTACCAGCAACGCCTGGTCTATGCGGGCACCACCGAAGAACCACAGACCTTATTCTTCAGCCGCACTGCCGACTTCTTCAACTTTGCCGCCACGGAACCGCTAGGCCGCAGCACCGGACAGTTTGACAGCGCAGGGCGCAGCATCATTGGTGAGCAGATTTATGAAGACAACGCACTTAGTCTCACTATTTCCAGTGACACCGTCGATCAGATTGAATGGCTGAACGAAGACAGGCGTCTAACGATTGGCACCAGTGGCGGCATCTTCCAGTGCTATGGCGCTGATGATGACCTGACGCTGACACCGTTCAGTTTCACGATTGCCAAAGTTTCGGCCTGGGCGTCAGACTCTACCGCCTTGCCAGCAAAAATCGGCAACAACCTGTTGTATATCCAACAGAACGGCAGGAAGGTTCGTGAGCTGGCCTTCGATAAATTGCAGGACCAGTACAGCGCTGCTGACCTGACGTTAAGAGCAGAAGACATCAGCGAAACCGGCATCATCGCAACGGCCTACCAGGATCAGCCCTACAGTGTTTTATGGTGCGCCAGAAACGATGGACGGCTAGCCGCACTGACCTATGTAGACCTACTTCAAATGAGAGCCTGGCATCGCCATACGATTGGCGGAAGCCACACCGATGCGACGTATGGCAACCACGCAAAAGTGGAAAGCCTAGCGGTGATACCACGCGGCACACACGACCAGCTCTGGATGATCGTCAAGCGTGACATCAACAGTGCCACGGTCAGGTATGTTGAGTTCATGGAACGCTACTTTGTGGCGTCTGAAGTACTGCCCAGTGATACCCACTTCGTAGACAGTGGCCTGGAAGAGCCCCCCAGCCGCACCAGCGCGAGTACCGCCGTCAGTGGATTAGGGCACCTAGAAGGTGAAAGCATTGCCATCTTAGCTGATGCCGCCGTACAACCGAACAGAACCGTCAGCTCTGGCGCGATCACGCTACAGACCGCAGCCACCAACTTCCGCGTAGGGCTAAGTTACAACAGCGACATCAAGACGCTGCCAATGGTTGCCAATACCAGCCAGGGTACAAGCGTTGGGAACCGCAAACGTATCCACCGTTTCACCGTCAGATTATTGGAGTCACTGTCTTTTAAATTCGGCACCAACGCCAACGACCTGGACGCTGCGGACATTGCCTATTTGGAAAGCCTTGGCCTGAACTTTGGCGTCAATATTAGCGACCTGACCGAAGCGGTCTTTAGAACCGCCAGCGACAATCTAGGCAGCGCTTTGAGTTACTTTACCGGCGAAAAGACGTACCAGGTCGGCGACCAGTTCAACACGATCACCCAGCTATTTCTGAGACAGGATCAACCATATCCGTTTTCTGTCACTTTACTAGCGATTGACTACCAGACTAACGAATGAGTGCATTTGCAGTAATTGGCGGCTTGATGGCCGCAAGCACCGTACTAAATATGTATGGGCAGGCGAAGCAGAACGCTTCCGATGTTGCCAGCCTACGCGCCCAGGCTAGAGAGTACCGCGCCAGCGCTGCTGAAAACCTAGCCTTTGCCCGCGAGCAAGCGATCCTGTACATGCGGACAGGCGCTGAAAACGCCAGAGCCATTGAGTTCCGTGGTGCGGAGCTACTGTCACAAGAAGAGATTGCAGGCAGACGGCGTATCGGTGGCATCCGCGCCCGCGCTGGTAGTAGCGGTGCTAGCGTCAACGTCGGCACACCCGCAAACGTGCAGATCGCTCAAGCCTTTGCGAACGACTACAACCAAAGAATGATCGACTACAACACTCGCTACGAAGCGGCTAGAACGCGATTGGAAGCCAAGAACGCAGCGTTGATGGAACTGCGACGCGGACAACTCGCCTACAACCAGTTGATGCGCAAGGCGTCACTCGCCGACCAGGGCGCAGGACAAGTAGCAGGAGCGCGTGATCTACAGTTGTTCAGTACATTACTAGGTGGAGCTGCTGATTTTGGTAGCACCTACTACCGATTCGGTCAGCTTGATGACACTCCAACGGCACCATAATGGCCCGATTACCTTTTGAAACTGCGTCGGTCTTGCCACAGCAGAACCGTCTAAGCGCACCGAACGTACCAAATGCACCTGGCCCGATGGACATGAGTGTGCCTGGTGGTGGTGCCCAGAACCGCGCTCTGATGAGCCTGGGCGAGAGCATCGCCAGAATTGGGCGCACGGCGGCAGACATCTACTTAACACAGGCGGAAAAGGAAAAAGATCAGCAAACCAAGATTGATATTGTCCAGAAAGGCCAGCAGTTAGACCAGGGCTTCAATGCCTTCTTGCTGGATGTGGAGCAGAGCCCACCGGAAGACATGGCGGAAGCAATGGCCCGCTATGAAAACTTCCTGGATGGCGGCAACAAGGATGACCCGAAAGCACCTGGGCTGCGTCAGATGATGCTGGAAGGCTTGAAAGACAAGCCCAAGCGTGTGCGGGACGCGGTGATCCAGATGCTGGACAACAAGGAGATTCAGACTCGCCAAATGATCGCGCTGGCAGAAGTCCGCAGATCGCAGTCTTACCAGGAAAACAAAAGCCTAGACACCGCTCAAGAACTGCTAGGCCAGTACCTTCAGGATCTGGACCCAGGCTCTTTGCTAGTCAGCGCAGAAGCCACACCGACAGAACGCAGGCAGGCGATTGCGGCAAAGCTGCAGGAAGTCGTGAATCCTGCTCTAGAAAAACTGTCGCCAGTGATTCGGCAGAAAGTTGAAACAAGGCTGAATCCTAATCTGGTCAGCACAGGTCGCAACATCTTCCAGGCGCAGGAAGAAGCTACCAAGAACGAGCTACGCAAGAGCTTCGCGCAGGCCGAAGTCAATCTAGCCAAAAGCCCAGCGCCCAGATTCCAGCGCCTGGCACTGTATGAAGCGCTTCAGTACCAACAGGTCAGCGAAGAGTTGATTGCAGAAGACAGAGCCGTAGCCAACATTGCGAAGTACGAACGCACGCTAGACAACGAAGACTTTGACCGGCGTTTGTTGGAAGATCCAGCAGCCTTGCTGGATGATTTACTGAACAATGAAGAAG